GATGCCGAGCAGTTGCGGCGGGACGCCGAATGCCAGCGCGATGTCGCGGGCGGCGGAGTGCTTGCCCTGCAGAAACTCCATGTCCTTCGGGTTGAGGGACATTTCCTTCCAGTCCAGCCCGCCTTCGAGCAGCATCGGCCGCCCGGCGTTGGCCGTGCCGGAGAACTGGCCATCGATCATCTCCTTGACGCGGGTGTACTGCTCCTCGGAGAGCGTTCCGGGTTTCCCGTCCCCGGACTGCACGACCAAGGCTCCCGAGGGCCGCGCGCCATTCTCGATCAGCCGCTTGTTCCACTTCTGGCCGTCGTTGTGGATGTCGATGCCGAGGGCGCCGGCCTCGATCGGGCTCATCCCGTACCACGTGTTGAGCGGGTTGAACGTCTTCAGGTGGAGCAGGGCGGACCGGCCGGTGATCTGGTCGACCGGGAACAGGGTCGTGGTGTTCTGGTTCGGTTTATACTCGTAGCGGAGCGGGAACAGCGCCCCGGGCTCGATCTTCACCTTGCCCGGGTTCAGGACCTGCAGTTCGGTCGGCTGGTTCGGCTTCCGTCCCGCCGGGTCGATCCCGTTGCCGAACACGTAGGCGTTGCCGGACAGGCGGTGGTAACTGACGAGGTGGCGGGTGAACTCCTTGCCCGACTGGGCCGGGTTCGGGTTGTCGATCAGGTCGAGGAGCGGGTGGGTTTCGAGCTTCTCGAGCTTCCCGGCCGCCCGGTTCTTGCGGTACACCTGGGGCTCGACCGAGGCGACGGCCGAGGCGACCATGTTGATGCAGGCGAAGGCGACGACGCACTCGATGTAACCCTCGGTCGCGAACCGGTCGTAACCGGCCCCGGTGAGGCCGGAGCGGGCTCCGCCGAGGGAGAGGAAGAACGTGCTGCTCTTGCGGCCGGGGGCGGCCGGTGTTGCCTTGCGGCGTAACCATCCCATCAGAGCGGCCGGATGCGGATTGCGGGCGCCGGGTCGAGGAGGGTCTCGAACGCCCCGGAGAGGGCGTCCACCTGGTCGTCGTGGGTCTTCGCACTGGGGAAGTTCTCCAGCTCGTTGAAGAACGCTTCGTTCCACGCGCCACGGACGACGCGGATGTTGCCGGCGCCGGCCTGTGCGGAGACGGGCGACGCCCGCGTGACCTTGTCTCCCGTTTCTCGTTGTGCTTCCACGTTGTAACCGGCCAATCTGTTGATGAGGTACTTCGCCTGCGATTTCCCGGCTTGTCCGGGGTCCTGCGGCAGGCGGATTCTGACGCCCCGGCCGTCGGCCGCCGCGGTGTTCGTGATGGCGGTCTCGACCTTCTCTGGACTGCCCCGGAACCGTTCGACATGCTCGACGTACAGGCCGTTGTGGATGTCCTTGGCCAGCTTCAGGCCGACCGTCCAGTCCGGGTCGTTGCCGCCCTGTTCCTCGGTCGCGGCCAGATCCCAGCTGCGGACGCGCCGGGCCTCGGACGGGGCGGCGTCCACGATCTGGAAGTTGCGGCGGTTGAAGTAGAGGCCCGCCGACGGGCGGATCTTCCAGTTGCCGCGGAGCAGCCGCTCCTTGTTGACCGTGTCCTGGGCCTTCAGGTTGCCGAGGTACCCGGGGTCCTTGTCGAGCAGGATCTTGTTGTCGTAGACGCTGGACGCGACGAACGTGAACGACTTGATGTCGTGCGGCGTGAGGTCGGCGTACCGGTCGAGCAGTTCCCCCGGGCGGTCCGCCCAGATGATGTCGTCGCCCTGGCGGACGAAGTACCGGATGACGCCGCTGCGCTCGGGGATGGCGTACCCGCTTTCGGGGTCGATGTACCACTCCACCAGCCCGGCCACGAACGAGTCGGGGTCGGGGTTGCAGCTCGCCCGGACGTACGGGCGGATGCCGCAGGTCGAGCGGTTGCGGCTGAACATGTACCAGAACTGCGTCTTCGTGAAGTGGGTGAGTTCGTCCCACTCGATCAGCGGGATCTGCGCCCCCTGCCAGTTGTACTTGTCGTTCTCGTGCTCCAGGTGGCTGAAGCTGACCGCCGACCCGGCGGGGAACGACCAGTCGAGCTTGCCCTCGCGGGGCGTCCCGCCGAGTGCCTTGTAGAGCGGCTGGCTCTCGTCCCAGAGCGCGCCCTCCTTGGTGATGTCGGTGGACTGGCGCCGAAAGACGACCGCGCCGAAGTTCGGATTCCCGATGTGCCGGGTGGCTTCGAGCAGGAGGGCGAAGCTCTTTCCCCCACCCGCCGCGCCGCCGTAGATGGCGAGGTCCGCCGCGGACGCCAGGAAGACTTCCTGCGGCTCCGGCTGAGGTTTAATCCCGCTTGTCGCGGCCATTGTCCGGCAGGTAGACGTTCACCTGGCCGGAAACGGTGAGGCCGCCTTCCAGCTTGACCTTCTCGGTGAACATGCCGATGTGCTTGCCGAGCAGTTCGAGGGAGCGGGTGGCGCCCATCGAGTTGAACACGTAGGCCGGGACGACATCGCCCTCGGCGTTCTCGACGAACACCTGCAGACCCTTGCGGTCGATGACGGGGACGGACTGCATGCAGCGCTCGGCGACCGTCTTGAGGTTCGACAGCACCCACTCCTGGGTGATCTCAACCCGTTCGGCGAGTACCTTCTGGGCGGATTCGATGGCGGCCTTGACGACAGGTTTGGTCAGGTTCTCCTGGCCGATGGATTTGGCGGTCTTCTCGCTGTACCCGGCGCGAACTGCGGCCTGCGTGGCGTTCAGATCGACGAGGTACTCCTGGACGAACTTCTGTTGCTTGGGGGTGAGGTTCTCAGACATGCTGGCAATGAAAAACCCGCCTCATACGAGCGCGGGTCTGGGGGCAAAATTTAGTCGCGGTGGTGCCGCTTGTTAATCCACCCTCGCACGATCCCGTGCTTCGCGCAAGCAATTTCTGTCCCCCGATAAATTTTTACGGCCGCCACGAGTTCTGTTTCAACGCGCGGGCCGACCGAGTCGAGAGCCTCCCTGAAATTGGAGTGCGGCGACATGACGACGGAAGCGGGTGCGATGATCGCGTGGCCGGGTCGAGGACCGTGTCGTACCTCAATCATCAGCCGGAGGCGGCCTTGGCTCATCCGTCGTCGAACAACCGCCCTGTCATGAGAATTGCGGCGGGGGCGGACGGGGGAACTGCGGATGATTGTGTCGAGGACTCGTTTCCTGGTCGGCATCCTCCTGATCGGGCTGGCCGGCGGGGGGATGGGCGTTTACGGGCTGACCGTATTCTACACCTCGTTGGAGCTGCGGGTCGCGGGTGTCGAGGTGCCCGGAAAGGTAATCGGCGGCCGCACCCAGGCTGGCTCGCGGAACGGCCAAAGCTACTACCTGACGGTGCGTTACGAATACAACCCGGGCGACGGGCCGACCCAGCGGGAATTCGAGGTTTCAAGGGCCGGGTTCGAGACACGGGAGCAAGCGCCCGATGTTCGGGTTCGTGTCCTGCCAAGCAACCCGGAGGTTGCCCACCTCGTCGGCGAGGAGAGCAACGGCTTCCTTTTCATTGCGGTCGGCGTGTGGTTCTTGATCGCCAGTGCCCTCATGCTTCGCTATTTCATTAAGACGAGCGGGCAAGGTGCCGTCGCCCAGGCATCTGGAGCCGCGTGACGGACGCGCCTATTCACCGTTGACTTGGTACCCGCCCGTCGGCCTCCGCCGCCTGCCGCTTCTGCTCCCACAACTCCCCAACGGCCTCGCACAGGGCGTCGAACGCGGCGATGACCGTGTGTACCTGCCGCCCGTAGATGGGGAACAGGTACGGGTCGGCCGCCTCGTCGCAGACCTCACGCAGGAGGCGCTGGTTGGTCGGGTTTTTGACGAGCCGGAGCGCCCGCAGGTAGTCGGTGTCCTCCATCGGGATCGGCTTGTCGGCGGCCTCGTCGGCGTCGGGCTCGCGTTTGACGAGCATCATCCCGACCTTGAACCCGACCGGGGCGAGGAAGAGCTTCCGCATGGTGATGAGCTGGACGCCGTAGAAGTGGTGATCGTCGTGGATGATCTCGTGGCTGTAGAGTTGGTCGATCAGGAGCGGTGCTTCGATTTCGGCCCGGCAAACCTTATCGTGCCGGTCCTTGCTGTAGGTCATGCCGCGGCGGATGGCGATGTGTTCCGGGACGAGGTCGATCGGCTTGTTCTTCTCGTCGTACATGCGCACCCCACAGCTTGTTGCCCCTCTGGAAAGATGCCACAGCGGGTTGCGAGTAGCAAGGGCTAAGATGCCAGCCACCGTTCGAGGTGCCGGACGCACTCGGCCTCCCACCAGTCACGAGTCCCGATGGCGCTCTGTCCCTTCTGGTGCTGTAGGGCGTGCTCTTCGTGGGTAAGCGGGATGGCGAGGTACTCCGGCTTCTGCCCGGTGCCGGCGTGCGCCGCCGTTCGCCAGTGGGCCGGGTCGCAGAAGGGTGTGCCGCTGTCCCACGAGATCTGACCGGACAGGGCCGAGGGTTGCGTCCTGAGCCAGTCGAGGTATTGGCGCTCCGGTCCTTTGGCTCTGGCACGCGCAATCAGAGGAGCGAGGTGCGAGGTGTCTTCTTTCGTGCCCCTGAGCCGCTTCTGGCCTTTTTTGTAAACGAGCTGCCCGGCGAGGTTCATGCCGCCCCGCGGTGGCTCTTCCAGTCGAACACGACCAGTTTCCCGCCGTTCTCCTTCATCCGATCGATTACCCGCTCACCGGCGTACTCCGTAAGCGCCGGCAGGGCGAGGTTGCTTATCAGGATCGTTGGCTTCATCACCTCGTACCGCTGGTTCACGATTTCGAAGAGAATGTTCTTCTCGGTTTCTGAACCATACTGGACGCCAATCTCGTCGAGGATGAGCAGGTCGGGCACCGCGAAGAAGGCGATGGCTTCCTCCTCGCTCACCCTCGAATCCCGGCGGTAGGTGTCTTTGACCTTGCGGAACGCACGGCCCACGGTGAAGTACATCGCCGCCTTCTCGTGGGTCGAGATGACTTCTTGAGCGATACTGCAGGCGAGGTGCGTCTTGCCTGTTCCGGCGGTACCGCTGAGGATCAGGGATGAACCGCGGCTGAGGTGATGCGGGAATTGCTCGGCGTAGGCGCGACAGGTGACCAGAGCCGAGTGGGATGAGGGCGTATCCGGCGAAAAGTCGTCGAGCGTTCGGCCTTCGAAGCGAGAGGGAATTGCGGCCAGTTCCAGTTTGGCTCGTATCGCTCGGTCCCTTCGCGTTTTCTCGTCGCGAATGCGTAATGTCTCTGTCGCCTGCGCGGCTTTGTGTTTCCTTTCCTCGGCGCACCGGTCGCACTCGGCTTTACTCCAATCGGCGAACAGTTTGGTGACCACGACCCCGCGG